ACAAATTAGCGTATATCAAGCGGTTGCAATTAACGCTCTTGGAACTGACCAAGCGGTTAGCGTTGATGACGAATCGGTTACGGCATTCACAAGCGAAATTGCTAACGGGGATGTCATATACATACATAATCAATCGAACACTGCTGTTGCAAACATCCAGTTTAATGTTGATGTTGTTTACAGTGATTCACTACTCACGTTGGGTAATTCTTACCCAGTCGTACCACTCACAAACGGTGCAATCTACGTAGCGAACTCGATTGCAACAATTACATCGAATACTGGATAGGCACGTATAGATTTCTTATAAATAACCATAGAGGAATCAAATAATCGGCATATCGATATAGATTTGGAGGAATTAACCATGCCAGGCAGAGTCACTACAAACTTCCGTAAGCACAATGCGGAACAATTTTACGAGGCATTCAGCGAAGCTGATGAGTCTCGAATGTATTTTTTCATAGGTAGGTCTACTACCTGGGCAGATGATGCTAGTCCGCCTACCCCTATGGATTCAATTCAGGAGACGGAATATAACGTCTGGAACAACATGCTAGCTGCAAAACGTGTTCAGACTGCTGATGTTTCTTATTCTGTTGATCGTAATAACTGGGCGAACAATACGTTCTTCACAGACTATGACAGCACGAATCCACAGTTGCAACAGAACACTTTCTTCGTTATGACGACTGATTATAACGTATATAAGTGTATGTACAACAACGGGGCGAACAGTAGTTCACATGCTGCTAATAGTACGGTTGTGCCGACTGGAACATCTACATCTACATTATCCACTTCGGATGGATATAAATGGAAGTACATGTATTCAATTTCAACTGCTGATGTGTTGAAATTCTTAACGACTTCTTACATTCCAGTGTCTACTGACTCGACTGTCGCTGCAGCAGCCTCCAATGGTGCAATCGACGTTATCGATGTTGATGCTGGTGGTAACAGTTATGTTGCTGACAAAGGAAGTGTAGTATCGGTTACAAACAGTTCTGTCATGGTGCTAAACAGCTCTGCTAGTACGACCGATGACATCTACAATGGTTCTGGATTGTACATTTCCTCCGGTACAGGTTCTGGCCAAGTAGCAACGATTGAAACTTATACAGGTTCTTCACGAACCGTTACTCTGGCCTCCGGGTATTCAGTTACTCCAGCAGGCCCTGGTGATTCAACTTATGACATTGGCCCTCTTGTAACAATTGCAGGAGATGGTTCTGGTGCATCGGCTTATGCTAACGTGATTATTGGTGGTGCTTCTGGCAACGCTGTTAATAAGATCAGCATGATCTCAGTTGGATCTAAGTACAGTATTGCTAATGCTGCAATATCGGCTAACAGTTCTCATGGTTCAGGAGCCACGGCAACTCCACGACTCGCACCTCCAGGCGGTCATGGATCCAATGCCGTATCTGAATTGTACGGTTACAATGTTATGGTTAACGTCCAGCTGACTGGATCAGAAGGTAACACTTTCCCAACAGGCCAAGACTTCAGAGTATTTGGTCTCTTGAAAGATCCTCTTACAGCGGCAGGTGCGGCTGCTACTGCTTCCGCATATGATCAAACAACCAGACTTACTCTTACTAGTATTTCTGGAAGTGCTCGTTATACTAAGGACGAATTGATTACTGGTGGTACTTCTACGGCTAAAGCAAGAGTCGTTGGATTTGCAAACACCAATGCTGCAAACACTACTGGTACACTGAGTCTAACTGGCCTTGATAAGACTTTCTCAGTGTCAGAAACAATCACCGGCGGGTCAAGTAGTATCACGGCAACGGTTGGAGCCATTGCTAGTTCGGGCGATCTCTTGCCTTACAAGGGCAAGGTCTTGTATGTTGAAAACAGAGGAGCGATTCAGAGGGCTACGGATCAGACTGAAGATATCAAGATCGTCGTGAAATTCTAATTTAGTATAAAGTAAGGGGCTTTATTAATGGCTGTCTCAAACTCAGTAAGCCTAAGTACAAACTTCAACGTCGATCCGTACTACGATGATTTCGACGAGTCGAAGAATTTCTACAGGGTGTTGTTCCGTCCAGGGTTGGCGGTGCAAGCGCGTGAACTTACCCAAATGCAAACGATCATTCAAAACCAAATTGATCGTTTGGGTGAGCACATTTTTAAGGAAGGTTCTACTGTACGTGGTGTAGAACTTAACTATGACGACCGACTGAGTTTTATTAAATTAAGAGACAATTCAGCCAACGGTACTTCTGTTAATGTCAATGCTTTCAAAGACAAAGTCATCACTGGCTCGTCTACTGGAATTACAGCCAATGTTATGCAAATAGCAGCTGGCTCAGAAGCCGATGCTCCAAACTATAAAACCTTATTCATTAAGTATACCAAAGGTCAAATTGCAAACCGTACGTTTGCAAACGGCGAGCAGATTACTACATCTAGTGGTCTTGCTGCTAATCTAATCTCTACGGGTGCATTTGGTACTGGTTCGCAGATTACATTAGGTGAAGGTATCATCTATGCTAAGGATCACTTTATTAGATTTCCAGCGCAAACCTTAATACTAGACAAGTATACAAACAGGCCTTCGTATAGAGTAGGGGCAAACATTGTTGAAGAGGTAATACAATCTTCAGTTGATACTACTCTACTAGATCCCGCTCAGGGATCTTATAACTATGCAGCGCCTGGTGCTGACAGATTAAAACTTAATCCTATTCTTATGAAGCAGCCAGAGTCTACTGCTCCAAAGGGCAACACCTTTATTGAATTTGTTCGATTGAAGAATGGTATCATTCAGGAAGAAGCTGTCAAGCCTCAATATGCACAGATCCGTGACTATATGGCTCGTCGGACATTTGATGAGTCGGGTCACTATATTGTTAAAGGATGGTCTGTAACACTAGAAGAACACTTAATGCAAGCAGGGAATGGTGGTACATATCTTGCTAGTAACGGTGGTAACAATGACTTGCTTGTTGCAAGCATATCGCCAGGACGCGGTTACATATCTGGTTATGACCACGAATCCCTAACTACAAACTTTATGGATATTAGAAAAGGCCTCGACTTTAAGAATGTCGATGACGTCCCTGTAGCAGCTAACTATGGCAACTATGTGGTTGTTGATAACGTGGTTGGTAATTGGCCAACAGGAACACATGCTCAGGTTTCACTACGATCTAACTTTGCTAATGCTGTTAGTAATTCTGATTATTCTACCACTACAGCTGTTGGTGTAGAATATGGAAAGGCTCGTATAAGACATATAAGCCACGTTGCCGGAACGATGGGTAACCACGAAGCAACATACAACATGTACTTGTATGATATTAAGATGACGGCCAATACATTTGCAAGTGTGAAGTCAGTTTACGTAGACAACGCTGGAGCAGATGGTAAGGCTGATATTGTTTTAACAAGTGGTGCAGCTAAACTTGTAGACACCTCTTTTAACAGAAGTGTTTATAAAACTGGCGCTGAATATGTTAAGTCGGTTCGAAACTCTTCTGGCGCAGTCAATCTTGACTTTAATTATAACGATACTTTTGATGTCACGATTGCTACAGATGGTACGTTTACCGTCACTACTAACAATGCTGATGAGAACTGGCCCTACAGTACTGGTGCTCTAAACACTTCACAGAAACAAAAGAACTTCTATCTTGTATTAAACGAGCAAGCAAACAGTGCTTCTACATTAACAGGAACGCTTTCAATTAGTGCAGGTGGTAATACAGTAACTGGTTCTGGTACAGGATTTACTTCAAGAATCAACGCTGGCGATCAATTAAAATTCACTGGGTATGCTAACACGTTTGAAGTTAGTGCAGTAACAAACGATACTTCTCTATCAGTACAACAAAGTTCTAACTTGACATTAAGTGGTGTCACCTACAAGAAAGACTATGCATCAGGAACAGTAATTGATATGTCGGGTGTAGGTGGTGATGCTACTGCTCGAACAGTTACGGTTGACAGTTCTACCCAGGCTTCGTTTGACTTACAAGAGACGTTTGCAGCTACTGCTTCTGCTACTCTTCATACAGAGATTACTAAAACAAATGGTAGAGAGATTGCCAAGTCATTTAAGTCAGGTAGGTTTGTACATATTAATGTTTCAAACAACACCGGCTCAACTACCGGTCCATGGGACTTAGGATTTAGTGATGGCTTCCGCATACTAGAAGTTAGAAAACATTCAAGTGCTTTGTCTGCAAATACAGATGGCACAGACGTAACAACTCACTTCGAACTAGACAGTGGTATGAGAGACAATCATTATGATCACGCTCGTCTAATTCAGAAGTCGACTAGTGGATTGTCGATCGGCGGGTCGGAACATCTACTAGTCAAGATGGATTATTTTGACCACGATACATCTGGTGGTGTGGGTTACTTTACTGTTGACTCGTACCCAATTGATGATGTAACAACGGCAAACACAAATGCTATTACGACAGCAGAGATACCAATCTACACATCCCCTGTTGACGGTGTAGGGTTTAGTTTGAGAGATTGTGTTGATATTCGTCCTAGAATTATTGATAGTTCAACGGATACAGCTACAATTGGTTCGGCTACTACAAACCCATCACCACGATTCACAATGAAACAACCTTCTGGCGGCATTCATTATGCTACGCCGAACGATAACTGGGAAGTGTCATTAAGTTACTATCTCAAACGTCGCGACCTAGTTGTAATTGATAACAGTGGCGTAACAAAGATCATTGAAGGTAAGCCGACAGAGCGTCGACCACAAACACCTCCGGATCCTGCTGATGGTATGGTTCTAGGTGTTGTCGATATTGCTCCTTATCCTTCTATCTCTATGGAACTAGCTAAACGTAAACAGGGATCTGGCGTAGTTAGACCAGACTTAACCTGTCGCGTAACTAATCTCAACAACAGACGTTATACAATGAGAGACATTGGTGATATCGTCAAGCGTGTTGAGAAAGTCGAATACTACACTGCATTGAGCTTGTTAGAAAAAGATACGGAAGGTCTTCTGGTATCTGATAGTAACGGCAATGACAGGTTCAAGAACGGAATGCTTGTCGATAACTTTACTGGCCATAAGGTTGGTAACGTATACGACAATGACTATAAGATTGCTATTGATCCAGACGAAGGTGAAGCAAGACCAACCTTTAAGATAGAGTCTGTTGAGGTAGATTACTATGGTGCTAACTCTTCAGGTGTTACCACATCTCCAACAGATGCACGAATAGTTGTTGCCAACTCACAGCTGTCATGGTCTAATGGTGAGACTATTACTGCTGGTGCAATAACAGGCAAGTTAGTTTATCAAGTAGGTGATAGGTTATACATTGAGCAAGCATCTGGTGATTATTCAATTGGTGCTACGGCATCTGGTGGCACTAGTGGAACGACTAGTGAGATTGTTCAGGTAGTCACTCCTGGTGAAGGTGAGTTAATCACTCTGCCTTACAAACATATTAAGATAATCGAACAGCCTTATGCTTCTACTACTCGTAACCCTGCTGGATTGCTATTAAACTATAAAGGCGTAATGACAATCACGCCAGACCAGGACATATGGGTTGATACAACTTCACAGCCAGATGTTGCTGTTAATATCGACAACAACTCTGATAACTGGGCACAATTAGCTGACGCTTGGGGTACACAGTTTGGTGATTGGAGAACAGAGTGGACAGGTACACCTTCCATATCTACTACTAATCAGAACACAGGCGGTGGTATTCAAAGCACCACTACAACTACAACGACAGAAGGTCAGACGAGACAAGGATTACGAGCACAGGCTGGTACGCCCATCTCTACACAACAGCGTCTTGGACCTAAGTTGGTCAGTGTCAATGTGATACCGTTTATGCGGTCAAGAATTCTACGAATACATGCTACATCTATGAAGCCAAACACTCGAGTGTTTACATTCTTTGATGGTAAAGACGTTAACCCATGTTGCATGCAAACCAATAGTATGTTTGCCAATACAACTGGAGAATCTGGTACATTCCTTACGAGTGAAACGGGAGAGATATTCTTAACCTTCCGTATTCCAAATAGTAATAGGCTTGCTGATCCAGGTGGAGCAACTACTAACGAGCGTGGTGTTCGATTCAGAACTGGTACAAAGACTTTCCGTCTCACGGATAGTATTACTAATGCTCAAGGACCTGGCTCTGCTACTACTTCAGCAGAACAACAGTACACTGCCCAAGGTATGCAGGAGGTCCAACAAGATACGGTTATCTCAACTCGTAGAGTACCGGTTTCGTTTGAAAGTATAACAGAAAACCGTACCTTATCAAACAGTGTTACAAGAACAAACTTTACACCGTTCCCACCCGCACCACCACCTCCACAAGATACCTGGGATGATGATGGTGGAGATGATGGCGATGGTGATGACGGTGATGGTGATCCATTAGCACAGAGCTTCCGCCTTGACATGGGTCGAGCATTTGCTGGTGAAAAGGATGGAGAGAATCCAATCTTTGGTGGCGCCACTGGTGCTTTCTTAACTAAGATTGATTTGTTCTTTGCCTCTAAACCAAGAACAGCTCCTGTATATGTCGAGCTACGAGAGATTGATAGCAATGGTTATCAACTAACGCCTCGGGTTGTTCCATTCAGTGCACAGCGGCTTGAGACTGCTGATATCAATGTTAGTGATGACTCTAGTGCACCTACACCAGTACATTTCCCAACACCTGTCTATCTGTTGAACAGTATGGACTATGCGGTTGTTGTGATTGATCGGTTAGGTGAAACAACGTTGTGGGTATCTCGTATTGGTGAAGTTGATATTATATCAAGAACACGAATTCAGAAACAGCCTTTCAACGGTGTAATGTACGCTGCTTCAAACAACAAGACATGGCAACAGATTCAGGAAGAAGATTTAAAACTGAATCTTTACACTGCATTGTTTATTGATAGAAATACAGACAGTGTACCTAAGACAGGTATCGCTGTTGTTAAAAACAAGCCATTGGATATGTTCTCTGTGGCAAATGTCACGGCTTCGTTTGCTAGAAATAATGAAGAAGTGTATGGTGAGTCAACATTGACATTAAATAGTTCAGTGAGTGTTAACTCCGGGCTTTATCTCTCCGGTGGCACGTCAGGTGCTAACGGTCAAATATCTAATGTCGATGGTACTACTCTTCGCATAAGATTAATTGAGCCTAGGAATCAAAAGTATACGGTTGGAGAAACGGTCACAATCAAGCATGCTAATAACTTAACGACAGGTGTTACAAGAACTGTAAGTACAGAATCAACACCTACGGGTTATACACAGTACTATGATGATCGGACATCGGCTAATACATTTGTACACCTAGCAAACTCTACGGGAGCGTTCTCAGCTAACACGTTCTTCAAAGGACAGTGGGCTGGACAGTCGGCCAGGATCCTTAATGTTGAAGACCGGGCGGTACATACTCTGAATCCTCAAGTACATTACCTACAATTACGTGGTACTACACTGACGGGTGGAGTTAAGTTTGCTACAATCACTAAGAATCAAATCGACACAGCATATACAGAAGTAGCGTTAAATGAAGACAATACTTTTGATAATACCAAATATGTGTTGTCAAGAACGAATGAAGTCGATAATGTAAGTGGGCAAAATTCAGCTGAATTAAGACTGAACCTATCTACCTCACATCCTTTATTGTCACCAGCTATTGATATTAAAAAGACCAACATGATTACGGTCGAGAACACTATCAACAATGATAATGATAATGAAGCAAACACTGCAGGTGGTAATGCAACAGCAAGGTATATTACAAGAACGGTCACACTGGCTGATGGTCAAGATGCAGATGATGTTAAGTTAATTCTAAGTGCATACCAACCAGCAACTTCACGAGTGACGGCATACTATAAGATACGCCACAATGATGACAACGACTTGTTCCAAGATCTCAAATGGACTGCAATGGAAAGCGCCGAGACTGTAGTACGATATTCTGATTCAGAGAACTCTGAAGACTTTATTGAATATGATTATAAGATACCAGCTGCCAACATGACAGGTGCTGGTGGAGAGGTAGAATATGTAAACAGTGAAAGCGTCACGTATACAGGGTTCAAACAGTTTGCAATTAAGATCGTTTTAACCACATCTAATGCATCCAAGCCTCCAAGGTTTAAGGATCTTAGAGCAATAGCGCTACAAGTGTAAGGGTGTAATATGGCAAAGTACTTTGATTTAGCATTACTAAACGGAAAGACCAGAAGCGTATTGAAGGGCAGTGGGCCACGTGGTTTATGTAAGAACTGCGGTGGAGAGCCACATTGTGGTAACCGTTCTAATGAGGGCATAGGTGGTGTATATCGCCGAGGGTTTGGACCTAAGAAAAGAGGGGCAGGACGACCAGATTGTAAAACGTGTGCGTGTCCTAAGTGTAGACCAGATGCCTGGACAGATGCTGAGCTTGAAGCAATTGGATATAAGGGATAAATCATGCGCTCACCTACTGCACCAGCGGAACCATATATCCCCGAGGAACAGAGGTTTCATAAAGTAAAAGAAAACTCTAGTCTGGTTAGAGATGTTAGTAATCACGCTCTAATCAATAATGACTTAGATGCATTAAGAGCATATAAAAAGAAGAAGCACGCATCACAACAAATAGAGACGCTAGGTACCGAGATAAATAAC